CCTCACCCGCAGAAGCAATCCAAGCTGCCAAGAACAAACTGGCAGATCAAGCCAAGACTGAAGCAGCGCAAGAATCTGGCGCCCAAGCAACGCAAGCTTTCGCCAGCAGCATCGGCAACAGCACCCAGCTGCAAGCAGCAAGCACCATTCCACAGGCATCGCAAGCAGCTCAGAACACCGTGACTGCTGAAGACGTGCAGACTTTGCAAGCTGCAGAAACTGCGCAGCGTGTCACCGTTGCCAAGAGCAACGCACGTGAGTTCCAGCACGTCTATGCTGGTGCTGGTGTCAACCTCAAGAACGGCAAGCGTCTCACGTTCGGCGGTGCTCCTGGCAGCAACGGTCGCTACGTCACGGATCGCGAAGACGAAATCGCGTATCTGGAAGAGCTGGCCAACACGCAAGGTTCGCAAGTCACGGAAATCTTCCGAGATAGCGAAGGGCGTGAAGTTGCTCGTGGCGCTGGCAGTTCGCTGGCATCCGACTTCCAACGTGCTGCTCGTGATGCTGCAGCCAACACCGTTGCGGATGCTGACCCCAACGTGAACACTGCTCGCAACAACCTGCCGAACGTCATCAAGATGAACGGCTAAGCTCTCAGAGCTATTAGGAGAGCTGCATGTCATTCCAAACTGATCTCTACGACGACATGTTGGATAGTGTCTACACACTTACCAACCGTCCGGACTTGGAAGGTGAGACCAAGATTGCACTTCGTAGTGCTACTACGAATGCGCACATGACAGATGCGTACTTTCGTGATTGTGTCTCGCAAAACGTGCAGCTTCCTAATAGCGCGGGGACTGTGGCACTGAACATCAGTACGCTGTTTCCTCAGTTCCGAGGAGTTGGCAAGGTTCGTCCTGCTGACGTGAATGGGAACTTGATCGATGTCGGCAGCTACGGCAGCAATGGCCGCATCAACGTGGTCGAACTCGGAGACATCTACGACTCTGAGTATGGCAATGTCAAGAACAATATCGCCTATGTCAGCGGTGACAGTCTGGTCATTCGTACTGGCATCAACTGCAGCGGATACTTGATCGATTGGTTCAAGGCACCAAAGACCAAGCGCGAAGAATACGACAGCTGGATCGCACAACTTGCACCCAGTGTCATCTGGTATTGGGCTGCTGCCAGCGTCTTCTCCACCAACGGTGATGAGGACAAGGCACGCAACTACCTTAATCAGGTAGAGAAATTCTACATCCCCCAACTGAAACAGAACTTCCTCGTAGGAGCAATGCGATGATCACAATCCTCGGTAATGTTGGAAATGCTGGATACGCATTGCCTATGGTGCAAGCATATCCTACGGACCCTAATGTTCAGCAATTGCTGGCATGGGATCCTACCAACCAAGCACTGAACTACGTGTCGTACACGGGAAATGCTTTGGGAGATTTTGGAGTTACCCGAGACTTGAGTGTTGGCCGAGACGTTGCTGTTACTCGGAATGCCACCATCGGTGGAACTCTGGGAGTTGCCGGTGTGTTGACAACGCAGAATGCAGCTCCTGCAGTAATTCCTAATATCCAAGGCCCTGTAGTTATTAGCAATAGCGTACCTGCAAATGCCACTCTGACAGCAACAGGAACACTGCAAGGCTTGACGTTAAAAGCTGTTTCTGGCGCCAACAACGCAGAACTGCAATCGACTCAGATGCTGGTACAAGGTACCAAAGTCGTAGGAACTCGAGATACGGGCTGGACTGCCATGACAGGAACTCCGCAGAAGACTACGGCAGCTACGGGCACTGTCACTCTTCCCCAATTGGCAGGCATTGTCATGGCTTTGCAAGCTGCCATGATTGCTCATGGTCTGATCGGAGCCTAAGGAGTACACCATGTCTGAGCCAAAAGACGAAGTACCTACCAAACACTGGATTCAATTCGATCGCAGAATAGATTTGGGCCATCTGATCGCAATGGCTACTTTCATCGGTGGCCTGTTCCTGCAATGGAACATCATGGACAAACGAGTGACTTTGGCAGAAGAGAAACTTGCTCAGACTTCTGCAACGCAGCAAGATTTGAAGTCTGCAAATCGTGACAACTATTTAGAGCTCAAGATTGATGTTAAAGAGATGAAGCAAACGCTCGGCAGCGTTCAGCAAACTCTTGCAGTCTTAAATGCCACTAATCAACAAAATTCTAGCAGGAAGTAATCATGGCCTATACACCTGATCCCACAAATCCAGCCCAGCCAGTGGAATCGGTTCTTGCGCAAACTGCAGCAGCAGAATTTCGTGCATTAAAAGCTTATCTCCAACAGATTGTCTCTAGTGGTGGTTTGGGGGTAGCTACTCCTGGACAAATTGTCATGTTTCCAGCAACTGTTGCTCCTCCCGGCTGGCTGGAGCTGGACGGGTCTGTGAGACTTCGCAGCACTTTTCCGAATCTTTGGAATGCAGTTGTTGCTATGGGTGGTGTAGTTGCTCAGGCTACCTACAACACAAATACCTGGGGATTGTTTGGTGATGGAGATGGTTCGACTACGTTCACATTGCCGGACTGGAGAGGTCAGTTCCCACGCGCATGGAACCATGGTCGTACAGGTACTCAGTTTGACCCGAGTCGTCCGCTAGGCCAAACTCAAAATGCCAGTGCTGTCTATAACTCGGGGGGTTTGGTATCTATTGAAATTCCACAAACTGGATCAATGGTTGATAACTCAGACGAGCAACGTGCTATTTCAGTTGCGTATGCTGGGGTCACTTTTTCAGGGACTGTTACTGGGTCTCGTCGTTTTGACGCCGTTCGTCCAACTAACATTGCAACCATGTTTTGCGTTAAAATTTAAGGAGAACTTGTGGCTAAGCAACGCTTTCGCGGCGCTCTGGCCGCAGCTCAATTTCCGCTAGCTTTAGAGCTAGCTGGTAGAACTGTGAATGAGCCCCGTTTGGACTTGGATGTTAAGGCGCCCCAGACAGTGCTTGGTCAACCAACTCCTTCACAGTTCAATACGCCTCAAGTTCTTTATGCTGAGAATGTCATGCCAACCTCCGAAGGCATGATGAGTGTTGGCTATGCTCAGAAGATTCGGCCCTTGGTGGGTGCTGTAGATTTTGATCAAGCAATTACGCTTCGGGATGAAGATGAGAATAACTTCTTGTTTGTTCCTGCGCGCGGTAAGAATTATGTGTGGGATGCAAGTACTGGCAACTGGTTGAGTGTCAATCCCTTTACTGGCTGGACAGGGAAACTAGTAACTCGCGCATACGTGAATGGTCGAACTTTCATCTGCTATGAGGGTTTGGGAATTTACGAATATGACGGCATTGCAAACACTTTCACTTTGCAAGCTGTGACTGGTCTTGCAAATGCAGACATTCGGGGCATTGGCAGCAGCAGTAACTATCTTGTAGCTTTCACGGATTTGGAAGTCTGCTGGAGCTCTCTGGTCAATCCCTTGGACTTTGTTCCAAGCTACAGTACTGGTGCTGGACGTTCTATTCCACAGGACGTCAAAGCCCGCATCACTGCGGTATTGGGGATTTCTGGTGGCTTCATCGTCTACACTGCAAAGAATGCAATTGCTGCAGTCTACACCAACAATGTTCGTGCTCCGTTCACCTTTAAGGAAATCGCTAACGCTGGAGGTATCCAAACTTATGAGCAAGTTACCAGCGAGCAAACCTCAGGTGCACAGTACGCATGGACGACTGGTGGATTTCAAAAGATCACAGTGCAGAGCGCGGAACCAGTAGCTGCAGAGGTGAATGACTTCATCGCTGGCAAGATGTGGGATGAGTTTGATTCGCTAACAAAGCTCATCAACACCTACTACTCAGCCAGCTACGAATTTCCCGTCAAGCTGAGTTTCATTAGCAGCCGATATGTGATGCTCAGCTACAGTACCAGTGCAGATACACAAGAGTACCAATGGTGCCTTGGTTATGACACTGTGCTGAAACGCTGGGGACGTCTGAAAATTGACCACACTGACTGCTTCAGTTACCCCTATCCTAACGTCGCAGGTGCTGTCACATATGACGATCTTGCCAATACTACGTACGATGACCTGAGTCAAACTACGTATGCAGATTTGTTGACTGGTGTGGTTAGTGATCCGCCGAGCAAACTCACTGTCGCCTTCCTTAAAACGAATGGCGAAGTTGATATTGCTACAATGGATTACGACAAAATTGCTGAAGAAGCTGGTGTCTTGATCTTCGGTAAGTTCCAACTGACTCGAGCCAGCATGCTCACTTTGCAGCAATTGGACTTAGAAGGTGTGTACCAACCAGGCAGTGCTCTGCCGCACCCTATTACAGTTACTGCAGTAATAGAACTTCCAGACAACAAGGGAACTGTTGCAGTTCCAATGAAGTTACTCAGTAGCAACAAGAAGAACTCTCGATGGGCCAAGCGGCTCAGCGGTCTCAATGCCAACGTGATTGTTGAAGGCACCTTTGCACTCAAGACTTACATCTTGGAAGTGACTGAGGGTGGAGATAGATAATGCCTGAAACTAGTAAGATTCTTCTGGGACTTCCAAATCTCCCAGCTGACACGATTGATCCGAAATTCTGGTCAGAGTTTCTCACGGTCTATCGTGCTATCCAAAATCTGCTAGCAGGCATCTCGGAGTTTGGTGGAATCGATGCACCAGATGCTACAGAGATTGGATCAATGGATCCTACCAAGTACCTGCTTGGCAACAACATCTCTCGCTGGTATCCGATTGCTGAAGTCAACATCACCAGAGGCCAGACTGTGCGAGCAACCAATGTTGCTGGCGCCAATCGCTGCAATCTAGCGAACGCAGGAACGGGTCGTGTTTTTGGCCCAGCAATCGGTGTTGCTAACGAGACTAAGGCGGCCGGGCAGCGCATAGAGATTCTAGTTGGTGGAATGACAGATGCCATTGGTGGCATGACTCCAGGAACTTTGTACTACCTCAGTACGACACCTGGTGCTATTCAGAATCTTCCACCTGTTGCTGCTGGCCAGCTCGTTCAGCCGATTGGTTGGGCGATGACGACTACTCAGATGTTCCTCAGCCCCTCTTCGTACGGTCACGTTCTTTAGGAGAATTCCATGGTTGCCCCTCTTCTCATTCCTATTCTCACCACTCTTGCCAGCAAAGGCTTGGACTTGATTGGTTCTGCTATTCTTGCCAAGGGCAAGGATGTAGTAGAGAAGGAACTTGGTGTCAGCATCGAGGACGAACTGTCCACACCAGAAGGAACTGAACAGCTGAAGAACCTGCAGATGCAGCACGAAGAGAAACTTCTCGAGCTGTCGCTGGAAGACAAGAAGCTTGATCAGAACTATTTCAAGCTGGAAGTCGATGACGCCGCAAGTGCTCGTACTCGCGAGATCGCCATTGCTACCAATGAAGAAGCTGGCTGGTTGAATCGCAACTTGGTGCCTATCATGGCACTCACAGTCATCCTCGGTGGTGGTGTTATGTTGGTGTACACCCAGGAAACTGATCTTCGCATGGCAGTAGTCGGCATGATGACAATGGTGCTTGGCTACTATTTCGGCAAGTCCAGCAGCGAATGGCGCAAGGACTCCACAATCTCTCGACTCACAGACAAGGTGTAATCATGGCACTCACTCTCGGACAGAACCAAGAAGTTTTTGCTGGCCAAGTAGCTCAGCTCATCAACAAAGCTATCGAAATGGGCTTTGGTGTGAGACTGGGTGAAGCACTTCGTACGCCTGAACAGCAGAAACTGTACTTCAACAGCGGTGCTAGCAAGACGATGAACAGTCAGCACCTCAAGAAGCTGGCAATCGATCTGAATCTGATCAAAGATGGCCGCATGGCTACTGCTGCTGAGATCAAACCACTGGGAAAGTGGTGGGAATCGCTGGATCCTCTCAATCGTTGGGGTGGTAGTTGGCGTGGTTTGGTCGAATCTGGCCAGTCTTCCTTCGTAGACAGTCCTCACTTCGAGCGACAAGGCTGATTCCCTACTAGTATCTGCTAGTACCCTGTGCTACACTAGCTGCAATTACTGGAGAACTCCATGGCTACCTCTGGCTATCAACCAATCAACTACTCATCTCCGATCACCGGGTCGTTGATTCAGCAGCTTCTGGGACAACAGACCAGTACTTCTGGCACCCAGAACACCCAGCAGACTACAGCTGGTAGCACGACTGGCACCACGTCTGGCAGCACCAACACTACTAGCAGTGCTGAGTTGGGTCCATTGCTGCAAGCATTCTCACAAGCTTCTCAAGGGATGACTCCTGAGCAGCTTTCTTCGCTCGTCACAAGCATCTTTCAGGAAGGAGCCAAGCAGGTTCCTAGCTTGATTGGTGCGTATGCGAATGCGACTGGCAGTCGTGCAAGCAACAACAGTGCAGTGAGTTTGGCTATCGACCAGCTGAACAAAGAGATGACTACGCAAGCCGTACAGTCTCTGCTGAACTACAACCAAGGCCAGTCTCAGACTGCTGCGAATGCTGCTGCCCAGATTGCCAACAACACACGATCGCAACAACAGACGCAGCAGCAAAGTCAGAACCAGAATCAGAACCAAGTTCAGACTGGTTCCACGAACACACAACAGACGCAGCAACAGACAGTCTCTCCAAAGAGTACTGGCTTGCTGGCTGGAGGCATGGGCGCCCTAAGTCTTCTTAGCAAGACGGGGTTGCTGGAAAAACTTGGTCTCGGCGGGAAAGCGGGAGCTGCAGCTGGAGCAGCTGGCGGTGTTGGAACCATCACAGGTGGTGGCAGTCTTGCTCCTACTGGCGGTCTCTCGCTGACGAATGGTGGAGGTGGTGCACCTGCCAGCAGCGGCATGTTTACAGCACCTTCTGCGAGCAGTGGTTTCCTGGCCAATCCTGCAGCTACAGCCAATCCGTACGGTGGAAGTTCCATCATCGGGGGTGGTGGAGGCATGGGTAGTGGTGCTGGAGCAGGAGTATCAGCAGGGCTTGATGCTTCCAGTCTCTGGCCGAGCGGTGGCATCACAGGCATGGGCGGGTACAGCACTCCTAGTGGCATGCTCGGTACCGGTGCAGACTTTGGCTTCGGTGCTCTGTCTCCCAGCTTCAATGCTTTCGGTACTTTGGGCACTGACAGTCTTGGCAGCAATTTGAACTTTGGCAGCAATCCGTTCGACTACGGCGGTAGCTCGAGTGGCATCACTGGCATCGTGAATGGTGCTGGAGGTGGCGGTATTGGAGACTTCTTCAATGGTGCCATGGCGAATGCTGCAAGTGGCATCAGCGATTTCGGTGGCTGGCTTGGTGGTGCTCTCGGTGGCGTTGGTGATTGGATTGGTAGCTTCTTCGCAGATGGTGGACAAGTTGGCAATCGGGGCTTTGGTGCTCCTGGAGATACTCGCTACTCTGGTGGTGTCACTCCGACTGGACCAGTAGCACTTCCTCCGATGAACATCTTCGATGGCACTCGCATGCGTCAGGAGATGCAAGCAGGTCTGCAACCGATGCCAGTGCAGATGCAACAAGGTACGAACGTGCAAGTCCCGCAAGGCACTCCGAGTATGGGCGTGAGTCCTGCTGCTGTGATGCAGCTGATTCCATTCCTGCTGCAGCAAGCTACTGGTATTCAAGGCTACGTTGATGGTGGTCAAGTGCAAACTGGTGGCAGTGCTACTCGTGTGCGCAATCAGAACTACCTTGGTGCTCGTCCTCAGGAACAGCGTCAAGAAGCTATCAACTACAGTGGTTATGCTCCTGCAGCTGGT